TGGCTGCCGATTGAAAAAGTGTACTGTCCGAGAGTATAGCTTTCGCCGGGGCTCAGAGGCCCGCTTGAATTACTCGCCATCTGCTTCCACCACCTCCCAGAAGGTCTCCCAGTCTTCGCCGCCGTTGATGTGTTCGTGCGTCGCACGGTCGATGCCGATGGCAGCTCCCGCGCCGCTGCCGCCGTAGGCGATGGTGCGGACCTCCGGCAGGCCGTCGACGGAAGTCAGCGGCGCTCCCGTGGATCCGCCGCGCCACACCGTGCCGTCCGGGCCCGTCACATCCTCGCCGTCGGTCGTCCACGCGAAGGTCCCGCCCTCCTCGACCTTCCTCGCGCCTCCGGCGCCTCCGGGAAGGCCCGCGTTGCCGGGCAGCGCAAAGTAGCGGTTCGAGATCGGCTCGTAGACGCCCCCGCTGGGGACGTAGGCGTCGGTGTCGTTTGTGCTGTACTCATCGAAGGACGTCGCCATCCCCGGCTCGCCCTCCCGCGGGGAGCCGTCCCAGTCGGTCTGCTCGAGCGCGATCATGGCCTCAAGCTCCTCGTCCGTGTACTCGTTTTCCGGTTCGTCGGCCTTAAGCGCCGCCCTCAGGCTCTCGACCGTATCCGGGATGAAGCCCGAAGCAGCTCCGCCCTCGCCTCCGTCTCCGATGGAGTAGGAGTAGACCTCCTCCGGGTCTTCGATTGTGACGATCTTCACCCGGCCCGGAGCTCCTCCGGGGCCTCCGGCTCCTCCGGCTCCGCCCTCCGCTCCGTACCACATGGCGGAGATGTCGGCGTTGCTCTCGACGTCGGTGTAAGTGGTGGCGTCTTCGCCGTTTTCTCCCGGCCAACCGCTGTAGCCGCCCGTGCCGCCGCCGATGAGGACTACCTTGATCTGCCCGGCGTCCAGCGCCTCCTGCGGAACGAAGAATGTGCCGCCGTCCCGGTAGAATGTCTCTTTATCGAGGATCATGTAGTGGTGATACAGGCCGGCCTGCCCGGCAGGCTCGTATCCGGCGCGCCACTCGCAGGTCCCCTTGTTGATGGCGCTGGCGTTGATGTTCAGCTCGCTCAGGAAGGCCGCTTCCTTCTCGCCGAAGGGGTTCGTGAAACTGTACACTCTGCCGCATTTGGGCGGGGAGGATTCGATGTTCCCGCGCATGAGGCGCCGGTAGACGATGCTGTTGGAGACATTCTTGATGAAGTCCTGCGGGCAGTAGTACGCGAAAAGCCGCTCCAGCAGATTGGAGGAGTTTAATACGTTCACGGCCGTGCAGTCGTTGACCGAGACGGTCTTGTTCTCGTCTGCCTGCTGGTTGCCCCGGCTGACAAGGTGGGTCGTGTGCAGGTACGGGATCCCCGTCAGCACGCCCTGGCCGCTGACGATGGCGAAATTCTCGCCGACGTCGTGCACCAGCAGCCCGGTCGATTCGATCGTCGAGACGATGATCGGCGCCTGTGAGAAGATCACTTCCTCCTCAGACGCCGCGACGCCGCCCGAGTTATCGAACAGCGTCACGCGGCTCTCAGTCGTGAGCGCCGTGTAGGTGTGCTCGAGGACGGTGACCCTCTCATAAGGCTGCTCATACTCGACGCGCCCGCCGTTGTAGATGAGCTCGTCCGGGATCTCGGTGGCATAGGCCGTGTCGTCGTAAAGGAATGTAAATTCGGGATTGCCGATCGGGTTCTGGGTGATGTTGACCCCGTTGGCAAAGCAGATCCTGTACAGGTTGTTTCTCTTCGTATCATAGGGCAAATAGCATGACACCGGCAGATTCGAGACCTCATCGGTGATGCTGTAGCCGATAATCTGCGTGCCGTCTCCGTGCAGGCCGGAACAGACGAGTCTGCTCAGCACGTCACCGAAGGTAGTCTCGACGAAAAAGCCGCCGGCGTCGTAGGGCCGGTCCAGCAGGCCGATCGCCGAGATGCAGTTGAGCTGGTACTTGGTCCTGGCCACTCTCCTGACCGTGTCGATGTAGAATTTCCCTATGATGGCGTCGTCCTGGTAATACCAGACCGGCGTCCCGTAGGGCAGGTTGACGAGCTCCGAGGTGCCGACCGGGTATTCCACGGAGACGGCGTAGACGGAGCCGTCCGCGCACTCGATGACGGCGCCGTCCGACGACCTGTACAGATGCGCGCTCGCCATATTCAGGTACGCGTCGGTCACGACCGGCGTGAATTTATCGATGCTCATCTCCTGACCGACGAGGGCGACCGCCTGGACGGTCGTGCAGGAGACGATGCGGTCGTTTTCAAACAGCCAGTCCGGCTCCGTGACCGAGCCGACGTAGATGCAGTTTTTCCTCGCTCTCATGGCTCAGGCCTCCATGTCGTAGCGGTCCGTGAAAGTGACCGTCATGCCGGTCCAGTACATCTTCCCGTCCGCGCCCTGCCCGCGGAATTTCGTCGTGCCGAGCTCCCAGCGCATGACCGCCGTGCGGAAGTTCTTCCGACTCGGCTCGAAGTAGTAGACGCTGGCGTAGTCCGAGGACATGACGTCCTGCAGGAAGGCCGCCTGCTGGTCCTCGTCGACCGGCATGAGCGGCGAGGAGACGACGGCCTTGAGCGCGAGGGTGTCCTCATTGTAAGCGCCGTTGATCATGAGCCCCGCGTTGGCTCCCGTCTCCTTGATATAGTTGACCTCGTAGCCCGCGGCCGGGAACAGCGCGGTATAGTCCGTGCCGTTGATGTAGATCGGTTTCTGTACGGTCATGGCGCTATCCCTCCTCAGGCATGGACGAAGCTCATGCCGTGTCTGTTGGTCTCCTGCAGGTTATAGCTGTACTGCTTGCGGGACAGGACCTCTCCGTCGAGCTCCACGAGCGCCGTGAGGTTGATGACCGGCAGCGCCGCGGCGCCCTGTCCCTTCTGCGCGGCCGCGCCCGTGAGCAGGCTGCGGTCGAAGTCGAAGCTGCGCGAGATCTGATCCGTGACGAGCCCCGTGTTGTCCTTGATGCCCTTTGCGAAGAGCTTCATCATGTCGGGCATGTAGGTGTCCGCGTCCGACAGGGGCCCCTTTTCGGGGACGCTGAAGCCGATGTAGGACTTGACGGTACTGGCCAGGTTTTTGACCGTGGCCTTCAGGCTCTCCCATTTCTGCTTGATCCCGTTGATGAAGTTCTGGATGAGGTCGCGGCCCCAGCTCACGGCCTCCTTGACGAGCCTCTTGATGGTCTCGCCGACGCTGTTCATCAGGTTGGTGACGGCGCTGACCACGGCGGAGGCGCCCTGCGCTATGCCCTGCGCCAGCTCCCCCATCAGCTTCGTGCCGCTGGAGATGAGCTGCGGGATGTAGCGCAGGATGGCCTCGATCAGGTTCATCATGATCTTCGGCGCCGCCTCGATCAGCTTCGGGATGGCCTTGATGAGCCCCTGCGCGATCGCCCCGACGATCTGATAGGACGCGTCGATGAGCTTCATCAGCGTGTCCGGCTCCGTGAGCTTCTCCACGATCGTGAGGATGATCTCCACGATGGCGGGGATCAGCTCCGGCAGCATCTCGATCAGCCCGTCGGCGAGCGCGAAGAGGATCTCCACCGCCGCGTCGAGCAGCATCGGCAGGTTTTCGACGATGCTGTTCACGATCTGCTGTATCATCTGTACGACCGCCGGAATGAGCATCGGGAGGTTGGTGATGATGCCGTTGACCAGCGCCTCCAGCAGCGATACGGCCGCTGTGAGGATCGCCGGCAGCTTCGACATGATGAGGGCGATGCCCTGCTCCACGATGGGCCCGAGCGCCTCCAGCGCGCCCGCGAGGCCCTCCTCCCGGAAGGCCGTGCCGAGCGTTGAGACGGCGTCCGTGCCGAACTGCACGAACTCGCGCAGGGTAGGCGTCAGACTGTCGGAGATGGCGATCTTCGCGCCCTCCAGTGCCGACTTGAACAGCGTGATATCCCCCGCCAGGTTGTCGAGCTGGGTGTCTGCCATCTGCGCGGCGGCTCCCTGCGCGTCAAGGATCGACGCGCCGATCCTGTCCCAGTCCTGTTCGACCGCGTTGAGCAGGGCTTCCGCGGAGGCGATGTCGCGCGTGTTGAAGATGTCCGAGATGGCCTTGATCTTCTCCTCCTGCGTCAGCTCGCCGAGCGACGCGGACAGATCCCCGAAGATCGCCTCGAGGGACCGCATGTTCCCTTCCGCGTCGAACACGGAGACGCCCAGCTTCGTGAATGCCTCGATGCCCTTGTCCGTCGGGCTGGAGAGCTTGAGCAGCATGTTGCGCATGTGCGTGCCGGCCTCAGAGCCCTTGACACCCGCGTTGGCCATGGCCGTGAGGGCGATCTCCAGCTCCTGCAGGCCGTCGACCGCCAGCTCCGTGCCGTCGTCCAGCTCGACCATCCCGCCGTTGAGCTCCTGCGCCAGACCGCCGACGATGAGGAAGGCGTCGCCGAGCTGCTCCACCGAGGTGTTGCCGGTGCTCGCCGCCTTTGCCATCTCGTCGACCATCTGCGAGGTGCGCTCCGCGCTGATGCCGAAGGCCGTCTGCGCGTCGGTCACCATGTCCGATGCCCGCGCGAGGTCGAAGTTGCCGGCCGCGGCGAGGCTCAGGACGCTCGGCAGCATATCCATGCTCTGCTGCGCGTCATAGCCCGCCAGCGCCATATAGTTCAAAGCCTCCGCCGCCTGCGTGGCGGAGAAGGCCGTGTTCGCGCCGAGAAACTGCGCAAACTCCCTGAGGTTGCCTTCGAAGGCGCCGAAGGCCGTGTCCGCGGTGCCGACCTCGTTCTCGAGATCATCGACCGTCTTGCCCATCGTCGCGGCGACCTGGGACATGGCGCTGTCGAATTCCATGCCGGCGCTGACGGAGCTGCCCGCGAAGGCCGTGACGGCTCCCGCAGCCGCGGCCAGGGCGGCGGCGCCTGCCTTCGCGGCCGAGCCGAGCGCCCTGCCGATGCCGCTGCCGCCTCTTTCGGCCTCGCCCCTTGCGTCGGAGAGCCCCTGCTCGAAGGGCTTTCTGTCGAGGCCGAGCACGGCCATGAGTTCAAATGCGATGTTGCTCAAGAGGCGTCCCCCCTTATGCGTGTCCAGATATCGGCGGCGACCTCAGCGGCCGGCCGCGTGTCCTCGGGCTTCTTCGGCTCCGGCGCCGGCGCGTCCGTCAGGTCGATCCACCGTTTCGCGAGCGTGGTCCCATGCTCTACCATGCCGACGCCCGGCACGGCGTAGCGGGCGCTGTTCTCGGCGATGTACTTGAGCGCGTCCGTGACGTAGGCCCGGTACAGCCTCTCCTCCTGCTTGCGGCGAAACGCGGCCATGCAGCACTCGACCGCATAGCCGCGTCCCATGATGTCCAGAAGCTCGGGCCTTACCTGCTGGCACCCGTCAAACCACGCATCTGGCCCCACTGTGCCAGTGAAGTAAAAAAACCGAGCACCGCTTCGTCCGTGATGAGCCGCGCGAAGGCGCTGAGATACTCGCCCATGCCGTGGTCGTCCACGTTCTGCGGCTCGACGAAGCAGCACAGGGCCAGCACCTCGAGCGTCTCCTCCGGGTACAGCTCGAAGGCCGCGTCGAAGATGGCGGAGAGGTTTCTGAGCGTCTGCTCCCGCTGGGCCGCGGCGTTGGCTTTGATCGCTCTCGCCCGCTCCTCGGCGCTCGCGCCGGCGGGCAGCGTGACGAGGTCCTCCGGCATGCGCTGCCGGATGTTGAGGATGTCCGTGTCGGTGAGCCAGCGGGCGACCGAGCGTTTGATCTTGACCGACTGCGCCAGGAACTCCGAGGGCTTGCAGTCGGCCAGCGTCTTCAGGGCCATACCTTATTCCTCCACGGCCAGCGCCGAGATCATGATCGCGCCGGTGACCTCGGAGATGGAGACCTCGCCGGTCGAGGAATTGTAGACGAGCGCGGTGATGTCCACGCCGCCCATGGCGACGGTGACGTCGTCGATCTCGTAGCCGTTCTCGGCCGCAAGCGTGGCGCTGAAGCTGCCGTTCTTGGCGACCGAGGTGGCCGAGGACGTGCTGGTCACATGCGTCAGCTCCTGCCGCACCGGGAAGGTGGAGGTGGAAGACTCGGCCGGGATGTCGTAGAACTCCATCGGCATGTCGTCCTGCGCGTTGATGGAGACGTGCCCGGTGATGGTCTGCTGGTTGGTGCCCTTGCCGTTCTTGGTGGACTGGATGTTCAGTCCGCCCGTGGAGAGGGCGTTCTTGAGGCGCACGGCGTAGGCGCCGCCGTTGGCCTTGTCGCCGACCCACCACAGGTCCTTGAAGTCGGACAGCGCAACATTTCTGCGCGGCACGATCTTGGTCACGCCGTTTGTGAGCGTGGACTGATCCGCTGCGCCGAGCGCCCAGACGGTGTTCTTGGCGTTGAATTTGATGGTCGTGAAGGCCATCGCGCAGTCCCAGCCGTCGAGGTGCTTGAACTCCATCATGTTGTTCGGCACGTTGTCCACGTCCTCGCCGAAGTCCGAGTACGTGGGCTCGCAGGTGGGATTGATGCCGCCGGTGGTGGTGGCGATGATCTGCTCGTCTGTCGGCGTCACGTAGGGGTTGAGCGGGTCGAACGAGCTGAGGAGCACGCCGGCGTCGAGCTGCAGCGCGTCAAAGGCGTCGCTGGAGATCCTGGTAAAGAGTCCCATTCGCTTTCATCCTTTCTGTGAATTCATAAAAAGATAAGGGCGGCATAAAGCCGCCCTGTTAAGTTGCCGTCAGGAAGTCGACGGATATATTGATGATTGTCCGGCGCCAGTCCGGGTCGCTCTCGTCCCGCAGGGGCTGGGAGAAGGGATTGCCGCGCTTGATCCACAGCCAGCCGCCGTCGATCGGCAGCACCTTCCCGCCGAAGCCGATAAAGTCGGCGATCTCCTGCGCCTTGCGCGAGACCGTCTCCTCCGACACGGAGCGGTGGAAGAGCTGCGCCGTCAGCGCGATCTCCGACGTGTAGTCGCCCGTCTGGACCTCGTAGAGGATGTAGCGGTCCTCGATGCCGAGATCTGCCGCGCTGAGCTCGTCATAATTTCCCTGCTCGTTGAACGCCGGCCAGCCGAAGCCGGACCAGAAGCCGTCGAGCGCCTGTGCCTTGTCCATTCAGCATGCCCCCTTCAGCTCCCGTCCCCGGGCGGCTCTTCGCCCTCTTCGGGCGGCTGCACGATCTCCCCGCTCAGGACGTACTCCTCCGCGCTCACCTGGCGCATGTCGAGCGTCGCAGATTCCGGCGTGGCCTTGTCGCGCCCCCTTGAGGTGACGCGCAGCACCAGCCCGTCCGACTTGCGCCTGATCACGTCGTGGAAGCGGAGCGTGACGCTCCTCGGCGTGGTGACGGTGTAGAGGCTCGTCACGCCCTGCACGCCGGCGATGCGGGCCTGCAGGGAGGTATCGTAGACCGCCGCGGCGATGATCTCCGCGCCCTCTTTCCAGATGCGCGTGATCGTGCCGCGGCTGTCCTTCGCGCTCTCCTGTTCCAACAGGGCGTAGGGCTCGTAGGCCGAATCCAGAAGGCTCATAGCTTCCTCCATGCGTTGAGGCGGTTGGCGAAGGTCGCCTGCCAGTTGGTGCCGCCCGTGGTGTTCTTGCTGGTGAGCGCGCTGCCCTTCGTGTAGCTGTAGCCGCCGAAGGACTCGCTCATGAAGGGCGACATGGCGGGGCTGTCCGCGGCCTCGTACCTGGCGCGCCAGGCGGCGATCTCCGCCGCGAGCTCGATGACGGCCTTCGGGATGGCGAGCGCCCAGACGGCGCCGTCGAAGGTCTCGTCCGTCAGCAGGTCCTTCACGTCGCCGTATTTGTGCACGCCGTCGTTGAAGATGCTGCCGACGATCCTGTAATACTGGCCGTCCAGGAGCGACCCGGGGCCGGAGATCACCCCGCCCCGGATCTCGAAGGTGCCGAAATACCGCTCCCGGTCAAACCAGTTGCGCAGGTCCTGACAAAGTTCGGTAAGCAAACGATCACGTCCCCTCGGTTCTCGTGACGGTCACCGTGTAGACGGTGTCCGGCGCCCCTCCGGATACCGTGATCGTCAGCGTGTTCTCGCCGACGGACCAGGAGGCGCTCGTGCCGTTCGTGACCTCGGTCTCGCCGTTCATGATGACGATCTCCGCGTTCGGATCCGTGGCCGTCGCCGTCACTTTGTTGGATGCGTTGGAAGTCGTGGCTGTGTACTCGACCACGGAGCTATCAAACTCCGGGTCGAGCGTTAACGTCCCTATAGCCAGCCCCGATAGGGACGTCACGTTTTTGCCGTTACGTCGCCGTTGGCGGTGGCGATGGCCTGTCCGGAGCCGTTGAGCTCAACGACGCGGTACTTGTAGCCGTTGGTGGTGGCGACGACCTGGTCGTCGACGACCTGCGTCCAGCCCGTGGTGTCCATCAGCTCGAGGTAGGCGGGCGCTGAGGGCGCGGTGCCGGAAGCGGCCTTGAACCAGAAGGTGCCGCCGGCCACGTCGGGATCGGGGACGGTGAGCTGCGAATCGCCGGCGGCTCCGGCGGTGTAGGCCGCGGTGGAGAAGCCGCTGATGCTGGCGAGGGAGCCGCCCGCCGCCACGAGGTCGACGATGGCGATGCCGTCGATGTACTCGGCCCAGAGCGCCATGCCCATGAGGGCGAAGCTCTCGCCGACCGCGGTGGAGTAGTTGCCGTTGGCGTGGAAGCCGATCAGGTTGGTCTCGCCCTCCACGGCGTAGTTCAGGCCGAGGCGTCCGAACTCGGAGTCGCCCGGATCGATGTAGTACAGGTCGATGTTCTCGACGGGCAGGGCGATCACGCGGCCCCTGTCGACGTCGGGCGCGGACATGAGGAACAGCGTGCCGTAGCCCATGAAGTCCTTGACGTAGGTCAGGCCGAACTGGGTCTGCACGGTGATGGCGGCGGAGCCGAGGTAGTCGTAGAAGTCCAGCACGTTGCAGAAGCCGACCACCTGGGTGACGGTCCTGCGCATCTTCTGGAACTTGTCGATCACGAGGCCCTTCGCCGCGGCGAGCGCCATCTGGAAGGTCAGCTGGCAGCCGGTGAGCGCGCCGCTGTTGAGGAAGGTGTAGAACTTCGCGAGCACGGCGTTCTGCAGCTCGGTCAGGAAGGCGTCGTCGGTCTTCTCGATGGCGATCGCGGCGCCGTACTTGGACACGTCCTCGATGGGCACGGCCTTGGCGTACTTCTCGATGATCAGATCGGAGAAGGCCGCCTGCGTGACGGTGGACTTGCTGTAGGGGATGACCTTGCCGGGTCCGACGTTGCCGCTCTCGAGCGCCACGGAAGCGCTGTAGGAGACCAGCTTGGAGCCGGGGGCCTTGCGGATGGGACGCGAGATGCCGATGACGTCGCGCAGGGCGTCCCAGTTGCGCGTGAAGCGCGATACGAAATCGATCTCTCTCTCGGTAACGCCGGTGTACACGTTCGGAAGCGAGTCACGGGCGTTGCTGAAGGTCTCGGTGTATGTCGCGGACATATTTCATTCCTTTCCGTTCGGTCAGTATCCGAACAATTCCTTGTTGTCATGGATGGCGCGCTGCCTCTCGGCAGTGTCCTTGATCTCCATGATCTCTTTCTTGGAGGAATACTTCTTTCCTCCCCCTTCGTTGGCGGGCGGGTTCGGCACATTCGCGCCCCTGGTGTTTTTGGTCTGAATGTAGTCGGCCCACTCCTCCCTGATGCCCTTGAGCACATCGGCCTTCTCCTTGACCGCGTCCTTGTCGTCGAGCTCGATCTTCGAGAAGTCGCTGTACTTCAGGGCTTTGGCGATCCCGGCCTCGGACAGGCCCGCGTCCTTCGCAATCTCGCGCAGCGCGGCCTTCTTCTTCTCGAGGGTCCTTTCCCCCGCGATCTGGGCCTTGTAATCGTCAAACTCGGTCTTGAGGGCTGCGTATTTGTCCTTCCACTTCCCGGCGGTCGCTGCGCTGTCCTCGGCGGTCTGCTGCTGTTCCTTGAGCTGGTCGATCTCGGTGAGCTTTGCCTTGTAGCGCTCCTTGTCGACGTACTCATTCCCGACAGCGGTCCTGATAGCCGTTACCAGCGCGGGGATAGCCGAGGCGGGGACGCCTCCGTCCTCTTTCGCGTGGTTTTTGATGATGCCTTCAAAGTCTGCCATGATCTTCTCCTTTTCGCAGTTTTTCGGGAGTGCTACCCTGAAAAGATGTTTGTATAAAAAACCGCTCCCGCGGCTTTTACCTGAAAATGCCGGATTTTCACCGGCGACGCGATGTTTCAGCCCGACGCTGTGCTTCACAGCGCTCACGCCGTGGGCAGGAAGGTGAACACAAAGAAAACCCCGGTGGAGCTGCCGGCAGGACTCGAACCTGCACCCTGCCGCTTACAGGGCGGCTGCTCTTCCTGTTGAGCTATGACAGCTTATAAAACGAGCGGAACGCCGGCTTCCCCAAGACCGACGCCCCGCCCGGAAAAGGAGGTTCATGTGGATTTCAGTATGTCCTCGGCGATCCTCTTGAAGTCGCCGATGTTGCCGCCGATGCCGTTTTTGAACATGTGGATCGGCTTCATGCCGCGCGTCCAGTGGCCTTCCCCGCGGGAATCCACATAGCGCCACGGCGTCTTCCGGCCCCTGCCGCCCTCGGCGTGGATGCCGGTGCCGTATTCGTTGTAGATCGCGTACTCGCTGTTGGTGCCGACGATCACCCTGTCCTCGGAGGCCTGCACCTGGTGCGTGATGCTGTTGCGCATGGCGCCGGTGTCGACGCGGCTCTCCCGCGTGATGACCTCCTTTACGCAGCTCACGCCCTGCTGGCCCCACGCCTCGAGGATCTTCTCCGTCAGGCCGTCGAGATCCCGGAGGATCCTGTCGCTGTTGTCCGCGGTGACCTTGATCTCCATCTCATCACATCTTTCTGCTCACTGGCGTGGCTTCCAGCCACTCCTCGAAGCTCATGCCGCCCATCTTCGGCGATTCCTTCACCGTGTCGTGCTCGTAGCCCTTCACCCAGGCCAGCAGCGTGCAGCGGCAGTTCCAGATCTCCTTCTGCGGCGCGTCGCTCTCGCCCGTGCAGTCGGCGGGGTAGTAGATCGTGTCCCCGTCCGGCGTGACGAAGGGCTCGTCGACCGTCGTCTGCTGCCCGTGCATGTAGCGGTGGGAGTGGCGCGTGCGGTCGTCGAGCGTGGCCTGCCACTCGATCGTGAGCTCGATGCCGAGGCGGTCTGCCCGGCGGTAGCTCTCGTAGCGCCCCGCGTTCTGGGCGCTGGTCGTCATCGTGCGGGCGTAGCGCACGGAGGCGTTATAGTCCATCTGCGCCACCGAGCGCAGCCGCTCGGCGATTTGGTACGGCCCCTCGCCCTGCAGGATGCCCTGCAGCACGCAGCTCTGGATCCTCCGCCGATCCCACTGCATGGCGCCGTTTGCGGCGATCTCCGCGGCCCTCCTCGCGGACGGCGGCGGCATGAGCTGCCGCGTGTCCCCCAGAAGGTACTCCGCGGCGTCGTGGCTGTAGAGCGTGAAGCCCGCGTCGATCCCGCCGTCGTGCTCGATCTGCCAGGCGGCGTAATTGGCGTTGAGGGCGTAGACGTCCGGCATCTGCTCGCCGGAGATCCTCAGGGCGATCTCCCGCGCGTGCTGCAGATCCTCGGCGAGCGTGTCCTTCATGGCCTCCCAGCGCCGGCCCATGGCCTCATGCCGGATGCGCCAGTCGTTGTATTCCTGCTGCGAGATCTTCCCGGCCTCGAGGCGCTCCCTCTGTACAGCCTCCTGCGCCGCGAACTGCTCCATGTAATCACGGAGCTTCCGCTGCATGTCCCGCGTCGCCGCGGCGTATTCGTCCGCGATGCGGTTTTCCAGCTTTTCCAGAATCTCATCGGTCATCTGGTGGGCTTTGTCGGCCATTACTCAACCGCCCCGTTCTCCTGTCCGGCCTCCTGATCCTCTTCGGCCTGCCGCGCGTCCTGAGCCCTGAGCCGGCGCTCGGCCTCCTTCAGCCGGTCGGCGTCCTCCGCGTCCCTGCGCTTCAGGATCTGCTCGAGCATGTCGATGTCGCCGTTGATCGTCAGGAGCTTTTCCATGATGTACTGCTCGTCCAGGTATTCCGCCTGCATGAGGATCTTCTGCGTCTCCTCGGTCTCGTTGATCAGCCTGTTGCGCTGGTAGCTCGGCGCGTCCTCGATGCCGGCCAGCTTCAGGATGTTGACGACGAACTCCGTCACCTGCGGCTCGATGTCGATGTCGCACTTGAGGTCCAGCGGGACGTAGGCCGCGCGGATCGCCGTGGCGCTCTGGTTCGCCGCCGTGACGTTGTCCGGGTTGAAGGCCTGGAAGTCCTTGTAGAGCCGCGCCTCCAGCTTGTCGACCGTCGTGGCGCTGCTGTCGATCGGCGCGTCGATCGTGTGGGCCTCGGCCCTCGCGCCGGCGTCGCCGTCCGCGTGCGTGACGTGGGTCGTCTTGAGCTGCTCGATGAAGCGGGCGTCGTCCAGGTCGTCCATGCCGCCGCAGTTGGTCAGCACCCAGTAGATGAGGTTGCCCTCGTCGCAGTTGTTGACCATGTCGGAGGTGATCAGGTCGTAGGCGTCGATCGTGTTGCGCTTGCCGTGCAGGGCGCTCACGCGCTGCTCGCTGGCGTACAGCGGCACGATCGGGAAGCCGTCGTAGTTCTCGCCGTCCCGGATCGTCTCGCCCTCCGCCCCGGTGCTCACCACCGTGACCTTGTAGGGCTGCTTCGGCGCGAGGATCTCCGTCTTGTCGCTGCCCCTGCTGATGTACTCCGTGTAGCCGTCCAGCTCGTAGAGCGTGATGCGCATCGGCTTGGTCTGGTCCAGGCGCCACCAGCGGATGCCGAGCATGATCTCCCCGGTCTCCGCGCCCTTGACCGGCACGAACTCCGTCAGCCGGAACACGTCCAGGTGGTCCATGTTCCAGAAGCCGAAGCTCTGCCCGTCCGTCCTGGCGTAGAGGCAGGCCCGCATGACGCGCTGGTCGAACAGCTCACCGAGCTTCTTCGACGTGTCGCCCTTTGAAAAGCGGATGCCGTTGCCCAGCAGGTACGCGACCTCCTGCTTGACGGCCATCGGGAAGAACTGCGAGGCGATCTTGTGGTTTGCCGTCCACATGTCGACGTGGGCCATGCCCTTCATGTCGTAGAGGATCTTCTCGTAGTCCATGATGGTCGGGTTCTCGCCGTTGTAGTAGCGCTGCGCCACGAGCGCCTCGTTGTACGCGTCGCTGCCCTTGTGCATGTTGATGGCGCGGGTGATGAAATCTACCCGTTTCTGCTCGTCCTCGCCGCATTCAAGCCAGTCTTCGTATGTCAGCAAGCCGCATCACTCCCTATCTCATGATTGAACTGTAAGAACGCCTCGGCCTGATGATGTGGTTCGTCTTGACGAAATAGCGCATGGCGTCCATGGCGTGGTCGTTCGCCTTGACCGGCCTGTCGTCCTTCGCGTTTTCGTCCCAGATGTAGCCCTCGGCCTCTTTCCGCCACGCGGTGAGCTTCGCGCTGATGCGGATCTTCCCGGTCTTCAGGCAGGTCGCCGTCTCCCGGATCCCGTCCAGCACGGCGTTGTCGGCCTTGATGACCTTGTAGCGCCCGCCGCGCTTTCGCAGCAGGGCGATGAAGGACGCCGCGGAGGGGTCGATGATCGTCTCGACCGACTGCCCCGGCGTGATGTCCGCCAGCATGACGTCGAGGTCTGCCGCGTATTCCTCGTCCGTCTTCTGTATGCCCTCCTCGCGGCCGGAGTAGTAGTATTCCCGGACCGCCCACCACACGTCGCCGTACCTGCCCCAGAGCAGCGCGGCGAAGGCGTTCTGTGTGCCGTAGTCGATGGAGAGGCAGTATTTCTCGGCCTCCCGCTCCGGAGCGTCGCCGATCGCCTCCTGGAACATGGAGTAGATCAGCCCCTGGGCGAGCACCCAGAGGCCGAGGATGAAGCGCTCGTGCCACACGCCGGTGTACATGCGCTTGTATCTCTCCTTCACGCGCTCCGACAGCGACAGGTTGTCGTCCATCGTGAAGTGGATGTAGAGCAGTCCCTTCTCCTTCGCCTTGTCGATCCAGCCGGTCTTGAACCAGTGCGAGGGATATTCCGGGTTGCAGTTGAACCACATCGTGGAGCCGTCCACGCTGCATCGCCCCGTCGCCTGGTTGACGAAACTTTCCGGCATGAGCGCCACCTCGTCCAGGAACACGCCTGCGAGCGTTATGCCCTGGATCAGGTCCTGCGCCCGCTCGTCCGTGCCGCCGAAGATGTAGAAGAAGTTCTGCTTCTTCCCCCTGCTGACGATGACGAGGTTCTCGCCGCGCTTCTCCTCGCAGTGGTATCCGCGCCCGGCCAGCATGACCTTGAGCCAGAAGAGCACGTTTCGCCGGAAGCTGCCGATCGTCTTGCCGCACATGGCGAACTGCTCGCCGTTGAAGGCGTGCATGGCCCAGAGCACGAAGGACAGCGACATCGAGAGCGTCTTGCCGCTCCGAATCGCGCCGTCGCAGATGATCCCGTCCGCGTCCTTCACCGGGCTTCCCGGCGTCCACCAGTTGAGGACCTTGCGCTGCTTCTTCGAGAAGGGCTTGAAGCGGAAGATCAGCTTACTCTTCATCGGACCAGTCCTCCGCGGCCGTCCCGCTCAGCGCCTCGAGGAAGCCGTCGTTCTCGTCGGCCTGCGCCATGTCGATCTCGGGCGGCCTGTCGCACCACCTGCCGCGGCGCCGGTTCTTGAGCCAGTAGATCTGCGCCGTCACGTCCGGCCGGACGTAGACCTCTTCCTCAACATACTCGATGCGCTCCTCCTCGATCAGCTCCGCGTCCCCGGTCTTCCTCCGGCTCCTCAGCCTCATCGGCTTCCTTACCTTGACGATGTAGCCCGTGGCGGATTTGTACAGCGCGTTCTCGACGTGGTAGTCGACCGGAGCCTTCCCCTTTTTTAGGGCGGCGGAAATGGCGCTAAAGCGGCTTTTCCACTCCGTGAAGGTCCGCTCCCCTATGCCGATGTTATGCGCGATCTGTTCGTCGGTCAGGCCGTCTCTGGCCCAGCCCTCCAGGAGCAGCAGCCCGTCCTCGGTGAGCCACTCCCGATATTTTCCTTTCGCCGCCACTTCATCACCGCCCGTACCGTTTCCGTCTGAGTATCTGCCCCCTGTTGCCGTTCTTTCGCCGCCGACCGAATGCAAAACACCGGGGCGGCGACCCCGGTGTCTGCGATTATTCGATTTTACCTATATCACATTCCATGCGCGTTTTCAAGCGTCACGGCGCGTCGTCACGACGCAGGTTTTCGGGTCCGGCTTCATCTCCTCGGCGACGATCGCCATGACGCGCCCAGTCGTGACGGTGCGCTCCTTCTTCAGCAGGGCCTCGAGATCGGCGTGAACCGTGCATTCGCAGCACTTCTGCACGAGCTCGTCTTCATGAAGCACATACGGGCAGTGGCAGAGATCGCAGATGTCGCTCAGGAGCGTCAGCTCGAGCTCGCGGCATTCCCTCTCCAGGCTGTCGAGCATCGCGTCCGCGCTCATGCCCGGCTCTCCTTTTCCACCACGCCGTCGCAGTACAGTCCGCCGGACTTCCGCGCGGCCTTCATCAGCCGGAGGAAGGTGTGCATCAGATCGGCGAAGTCCTCGTCGTCGATGTAGGGCCCGAGCTCCTCCTCGTCCCCGTCGTTGATGCCCAGGTCGCCGTAGTCGATGTCGCCGTCGGCCACGCCGGAGATCAGCCAGATCTCGAAGACCTCCTCGTCGTTCACCTGCCTGGCGATGAACTCCATCGCCTTGACCATCTTGATTCTTTCGATCGCGTTCATGC